GGCTGGTGCAGGAGCCGGGGCTGTAGAAGGTGCAGCGAACTACGTAGGCCGCAGCCAGGGGCCGATGAACCTCAGTGATGCCTCGGCCTATATGGCTATGGGTGCGCTGCCGGGTTCAGTTATGGGTGCTGCTAACAAGCACACCTCGGAGCAACTCGGGAACTCCTTCATCAAGAAGGCAGGAGGCGATGTTGAGGCCGCACGGGACGCTGAGATCGTACAAGGTCTCCATGGTCTTCAGAACCGAGAGACTCAAGGTGGCACGGCTCTAGGTGCCAAGGATGCCAACGCTCTCGCCAACAGCTACACCCAGAAGGCTGCAGACGCTATCCGCAAGATCGACCCCGGTCCCGAGCGTCAGGGTCTCCTGAATGCGCTGCAGCGTGGTGGCAGTATGGACAATGAGGCTATCTCTGCGCTCCGTACATCTCCTCAGGGTCACGCAGTGGCTGATGCTATCCAGATGCAGCAACGCACTCTGGCTATGACTGCAGCGAAGCCCGCGAATACTGGCACTCTCGCGTCTGCTGCTCGTATGGCTGTAGACAACGGCGCTCTTGGGTTCGTTCCGGGTATCGGAGGACTCCTCAACCTGAAGCCTGTCCGCACCTCGGTGCTGAACATGCTAGGTGGCCGTGAGAATCGTACAGCGAATATCAGCAAGGCCCTGAAGGATTATGAGGGTGCTGTAGCGGCCTCGAAGAAACTTGGTCCCTCTGCGGCTGCAAAGTCCGCTCAGGATCTTCAGCAGATGGGGCAGGCGGCTGTGGATGCGAAGTCCGCCCTGCAGGCCTCTCAGGCTCCCTTTGGTACGCGTGTGGGCCGTCAGGCACTAGATCAAGCGTCCTCGGATGCGGAGAAAGCTGCCACAAAGGCCGCAGCTGATGCGGAGAAACAGAAGGCTGCTGATATTAAGGCTGCCGCTCAACGTGCTCAGGACATCCAGAAGCGTAGGGATATGTACACCCAACAGCGCCAATCGGATTCCCAAGCTGCCAATGCTGAACGTCTGGCTGCACAACAACAGGAAGTTCGGGCACAGCAAGCACGCGCTCAGGCTTCTCAGGGGAACCTCGAGAATTCCCTGCAGGTTCGTCAGGCTAACTCTGCTGATACACGTTCTGCTCAGACTCAGGCTATGGCTCAACAGGCCCAGGCTGCTCAGGCTGCTCGTGATCGTCTCGCTGGTCGTGTTGCAGCTAACGCAGAGAACCGCCCGGTACGGGAGGCTCCTGTGGCCCCTGTTGATCCGGCCATTGCTGAAGCTGCCGCTAAGGCTCGTCTTGAAGCCCGTATCAACGCGCGGGTGAAGACTAACGCTAGTGCACGCGCTGCCAAGGCCCAGGCTGCTGAAGAAGCAGCTACGGCTCAGGCCCATGCTGAAGGTGCCGCTAAGGCTGCCAACGGCGAATTCCCGGATGCTTGGGACCAGAAGAGTGCCGTGCAAACCGTGCTCGGACACGTGGACATCGACCCGAAGGACGCAAGCCACATCGCAGCAGTCAAGGACACCCTGACGAAGTATGCAGCGGAGTCCCCTGAGAATGCTCGGGATGTTGCTCAGTTCCTCGGCAAGGGTACCAAGAAGCTTGAGAAGGACAAGTTCTACGGTATCAATGACCGTCTCAAGGCGATCCACGGTGGCCGTGAGCCTGCTCAAGCTGCTGGTAGTTCCCAAGGGATACTTTCGGAATCCATTGGCCCCGGTGCACTGTCTATCGAAGACGAGATCCGTAAGGCCAAGTACAAGGGTGGTGTTGCTAACCGTCAGAACTACGCCAAAGAGACCTTCCAGGCTGCCCCTACGGAGTCTGTGCAGGCAACTGTGGCAAAGATGGCTACGCTTAAGTCCCCGGAGGCTCGCGAAGCGCTCTTCAAGGCTGCACGTGCTAACGCAACTGAGGCCGAACAGAAATTCATGGACCGGAAGGTCGAACACATGATCCATTACCGGAAAACTGAATGAAAGTAACCGAAATGTTGTCCATTCTCTCGGCGTTTGATGAAGTCTACGCGTCGAGTTTTCTAACTGATAAGGAAAAGGCTGTGATTGGGACCGAAGTGTTGCTTCGGCTTCCCCATGAAGGCCTATACCCATCGTCTGATGCCACCTTGAAAGCGGTTCTCCGCTCGATTGGTGACCGTGTATCTCAACTGGAGGGAACTCTTGGAGCAGCAACCGAAAAAGCCACGAGCAAACCGGCCAAAGGGAACACCAAAGTCAAAGAAGCCCCTGTTCGCAGTAATGGCTGAAACCCCCGAGGGACGCGCTCAGTTAGCTGAGTGGCGCAAGGCTGCCCATGCTAAAGCTGGCCGTCCCAGAGGGGCCACTGATGGCTTCTCTGCATACCGTCGAAAGAAAATGATTGCCAAGGCTGCGGCTGAGGCGAAGGTAATTGTGAAAGCTATGGAAGACAAAGGAATCGTGATCCCGAAGGATGCAGCGGCTCGGGAAGCATTTGAAACCGTGGTCACCGAAATGCGCCGAAAGGATCTTCTGCCCAAGGACAAACTTGCGTTCGCTCGGACTGTCCTTGAGTGGTCGATGGCGAAGCCCGCAGCGGAGACCAACGTGACTGTTAAGAAGGCTGAAGACTTTCTTAGTGAAATTGCAGGAGATTTGGATAAGTGAGTGATCAAAGAGCGGTCCGCAAAAGGCTCTACGAAGATTTCGAGTTCTATGCTAGACATGCTCTGAAAATCCGAACGAAAGAGGGGACTATCGCGCCCCTCGTCCTTAATGCGGCACAAAAGATTTTCATGAAGACGGTCATTGACCAACTTCAGAGAACCGGAAGGGTTCGCGTGGTTGTCCTTAAGGGACGCCAGCAGGGCCTCTCCACCATAATTGAAGGGCTTTTGTATTGGTGGACCTCGCAGCACAAGGCTACCAAAGCCATCGTTATGACCCACTTGGGAGAGTCCACGAAGGCGCTGTTCGACATGACCAAACGGTACCACGAACAGTGCCCTGAGATCCTCAAGCCCCACACGAAGTACTCCTCGCGGAAAGAACTCGCATTCGACCTCCTAGATAGCTCCTACATGGTGGCTACTGCAGGCGGTGAGGGTATCGGGCGTGGTGAAACCATTCAGTTGGCTCACCTGTCCGAAGCTGCCTTCTATCCCCCTGCGACCGCGAGGGACAACATTAACGGCCTCACGCAGGCCATTCCGAATAGCCCAGGCACCTTCGTGTTCGTAGAGAGCACGGCCAACGGGATCGGAAACCCCTTCCATGAAATCTGGACGAATGCAGTCAATGGTACCAACGAATACGAGGCTGTGTTCATTCCTTGGTTCATCCAGAAGGAGTATCGAGTAGCAGTTCCTAAGGGATTCGAACGGACCCCTGAGGAAGACAAGCTAGTCGAGAAGTATGGTCTCGATGACGAGCAGTTGATGTTCCGTCGCCGCAAGATTGCCCTCAACGGCCTCGAGTTATTCCAGCAGGAATACCCGTGCCACGCTGACGAAGCCTTCCTGACCTCTGGGCGTCCCGTATTCAACCCGCAGCAACTCCAAGGTCTCATCGAGAAGTCCCCTGAGGTTGTCTCCAGGCTCGAGCTAATCAGCGAAGAGTTCGAAGAGGCTCCTAGAGGGTCTCTCCTGCTCTATCAGCACCATCAGCCCGGGGAGACCTACTACATTGGCGCAGACGTTGCCATGGGTGTCCGAGGTGGAGACTGGTCCGTAGCGCAGATCCTGGACAGCAAGAAACAACAGGTAGGCATCTACAGGTCTCAGGTTCACCCTGATTACTTTGCGACCGTCCTAGAGAAACTGGGCTACTTCTTCAACACAGCCAAGATCGCAGTGGAAAACAACAACCACGGCATTCTCACAGCAACGCGCCTCGGCAAAGACCTTGCGTACCCAAATATCTACTTCGAAACGCAAGTGGACAAGCAGACCGAAGCGGAGACCGTGACCTACGGCTTCCGTACTACGGTCAAGACCAAGCCTCTCATTATCGACAAGCTCCGCGCAGCCCTGCGGGAGAACGACATCGTAGTCAACGACAAGCTCACCCTCCGTGAGTGCATGACATATGTGGTCAAAGATGATGGAAAGCTGGAGGCGGAAGCAGGGTGTTTCGATGATTGCGTGATGTCCCTAGCGATTGCGAACTTTATTCACGAAGGTCACTACGTACCCATCGCGGTTACCGATGACTTCTACTTTGAGATGATTTAAACAATGGCTAAAGCTTCAGACAAGTTCAAGCCGGTGTCGAAGGAAGAGTTGGCAGTCCTTGTCGAGAGGCAGATTAAAACCTCGTCGGTCTACTACGACTCCAAGCTCTCCGACGAGCGCCAGAACGTGCTTGATTACTACCAGGGCACTAAGCCTGCCCCCTCGCACGCAGGGAACAGTAAGTACGTCTCGATGGATGTGTTTGACGCCGTGGAGTCCCTGAAGGCCGTCTTGCTCGAGACGTTCTCCGCAGGAAACAACATCGTCTCCTTCGATCCGCAAACGGCTAACGATGTCGATGCGATGAAGATCGCTACGGCCTATGCGGACTATGTGGTCCACAGGCAGAACGACTCGTACAGCATCTTCTCCCAACTGATCCACGATGGCCTTATCGCCCGCGTGGGAATCGTGAAGGTCTACTGGGAAGATTGTGACGAGGAAGTCATAGAGACGTTCAACGACATCCCTATTGAACAGGCGGATCTCCTCGCTGAACAGCCGGATGTGGTCAGTATCGAGATCGAGCACGACGAAGAAACAGGCCTCTGCGAAGGTACGCTCACCCGCAAGGTTGACCGCTCACAGGTCAAGATCGTCAACATCCCTCCCGAAGAGTTCCTGATCACCTCCACGGCTTCCTCGATTGAGGACGCTGAGTTCGTCTCCCATAGAACCCGTAAGACCAAGTCGGACCTGAAGAAGGAAGGCTACGACCCGAAGAAGATCGCTGAGATTAGCGGTGAGGGGTCGGACGATACCTTGAACATGGACCCCGAGAAGATCACCCGGTTCCAAGACATCGGGGCGTCCCTGCTCAACGAAGAAGACTCAGAGTTGCAAGAGGCTTCCGAGGGTGTCCTAGTTCACGAGAGTTATCTGTACCTCGATATGGACGGTACGGGCCTCACGAAGCTCTGGAAGGTAACCTCGGCAGGTTCGGTGATCCTCGACAAGGAACAGGTAGAGAAGAAGCCCTTCCTGCACTTCTGTCCTACCCCGGTTCCCCATGCGTTCTATGGTTCGAACTACGCGGCCCGAGTGATCCCCACGCAGAACGCCCGCACGGTCCTGACCCGAGGCATCCTCGACCACACGGTCATCACCAACAACCCCCGCATGATGGTTGTGAAGGGTGCCCTGACGAACCCCAAGGAACTCCTAGAGAACCGCATTGGTGGTCTGGTCAACGTCACGCGTCCTGATGGTCTCATCCCGCTCCCGCAGCCTGGGCTAAATCCCTTCGTGTTCCAGACGCTTCAGCTTCTCGATGAGGAGAAGGAAGAGGTCACTGGTGTCTCGAAGCTGTCCCAAGGTCTCAATAAGGATGCCCTGTCGAAGCAGAACTCGCAAGGCATGGTTGAAGGTCTCGTGTCCCTCTCGCAGCAACGCGAGAAGATCATGGCCCGCAACTTCGCTAACCAGTTCATCAAGCCTCTGTACCTCGAGGTCTACCGACTGGTCATCCAGAACGAGAAGCAGCAGAAGGTTCTCCGTGTCGCTGGCAACTTCGTCCCCGTCTCTGTTGAAGAGTGGACCGAGGAAGTCACCTGTACCGTGGAGATGCACCTTGGCGCCGCCTCGCAAGCTGAAGATGCCACGAAGTACATGAAGGCCCATCAGGCGTTCTCTCAGGACCCCAAGATGGCCCGTATGTACACCGAGCAGAACGCGTTTGCCCTGCAGTCCAAGGTGCTCGAGAAGCTCGGTATCAAGGACGCTCAACTGTTCCTGACTGATCCGAAGACCCTGCTTGCACCTCAGCCTGATCCGATCAAGATGAAGGAACTGCAACTCGAGGAACGCAAGGTTGCCGTGCAAGAAGCTGTTGCTCAAACCTCGTCTACCAAGGTTACAGGTCACATCAGTATCGAACAGATG